ATACATCCGGCTTTTCTAATGCAATAGATACGGCGGGTCTTGGTGATTCTATGGGGTCAACCGCAGACAACACCAAGGCAATCAAGGATTCTATGGATATAACCGAAGAAGATTTGAAGTATTTGCGTGATATTGCTGAACAGGAAGCAGTGAACAGATTCACAACCGCAGAAATCACCATTGAACAGACTAATAACAACAATGTATCAGGCGGTATGGACTTGGACGGTGTTGTCAGCGGTTTGACTGATGCAGTGAATGAAGCAGTTGATATTATAACGGAAGGGGTGCATGACTAATGGCAAAAAGTGGATATGATTTCTATTTGGATAAGTGTTTACTGCCTGTCACACCCCAAAAGTTACAGATAAAGGTAAACAACGGAAACAAAACGGTGAAACTTATCAATGAAGGTGAAATCAATCTTCTGAAAAAAGCGGAACTGACTGATGTGGAATTTGATTGTGAGATTCCGCAGACCAAAAGACCGTATGCACGGTACACAAATGCAAGTGGTTTCAGGAAGGCACAATACTTCTTGGAATACTTTGAACAATTAAAAACCAATCAAAAGCCTTTCCAATTCATTGTGTGCAGACAGAAGCCAAACGGAAAGGCTTTATTTAACACCAATATTAAGGTTTCAATGGAAGATTACAAAATCGTTGAGGATGTAAAGGACGGTTTTGACATCATTGTGAAAATCAAATTGAAGCAATGGCGGGACTATGGAACAAAGGTTGTAAAAATCAAGGTTGGCGGTGTGAAACCAAAGGCTGCACCTGAACCAGTCAGAGCAGCACCAAATTCACCCGCACCCGCACCTTCCACTTCCAAAACCTACACGGTGGTAAAAGGTGACTGCTTATGGAACATTGCAAAGAAATTTTATGGCAACGGTTCAAAATATACGGTCATCTACAATGCAAACAAGGGTGTCATTGGTGGCAACCCTAATCTGATTTATCCCGGACAGGTCTTGACTATTCCGGCAGCATAGGGGGGGTGTGGAATGTGAATGTTGAACTTTTGATTGGTGCAGAATCAGGAAATGTTGCATACAAGCCCGCCACACTGGAAGGGATTGAATGGTCAACAGAACGTAGAAGCACCCCCGGAAAACTTACCTTCAAGGTTTTGAAGGATGATGCACTTAACTTCACAGAAGGTTGCCCGGTCAGGTTGGTTGTGGACGGTCACAAAGTGTTTTTTGGGTTTGTATTCAAACAACAAAGGTCACGTGAAAGGGACTTGATCACTGTCACCGCCTATGACCAATTACGATATTTGAAAAACAAAGACACCAAGGTGTATGAGAATAAAACTGCTGCTGATTTTATTAAGATGATTGCAGCAGATTATTCCCTGAACGTTGGAAGCATAGCACCAACAAACTTTACTATTGAATCAAGGGTGGAAGAAAATACCACCCTTTTTGAAATGATTGAAAATGCACTGGATTTGGAATTGACCAACCTTGGGAATATGTACATTCTGTATGATAACTTTGGCGGTCTTACCTTGAAGTTCATTGGTGATATGTATGTTGGTGATGACAAGTCAGGGTACTTGATGATTGATGAAGAAACAGGTCAGAATCTTGATTATACGTCATCCATTGATGAAAATACCTATAACCGCATCAAATTGACCTATGACAATGAGGACACAGGAAAACGTGAAGTATATATTGCACAGGACGGTTCAAATATAAACCGTTGGGGTATTTTGCAGTATTTTGACACTTTATCAAAGGGTGAAAACGGTCAGGCAAAGGCTGATGCACTGTTATCACTTTACAATAAAAAGACCCGCAAACTGACAATTACAAATGCGATTGGTGACAATCGTGTCAGGGCGGGTTCAATGATAGTGGTGAACCTTGACCTTGGTGATGTGAAGTTGAAAAACTTCATGCTTGTGGAAAAGTGCAAGCACATATACAAGGAAAGTGAACACTGGATGGATTTGACACTTAGAGGGGGTGAGTTCGTTGGCTGAAAATCCTGATGCAGTTGAATTGGTGAAAACCATAAAAAGGGCTGCAATAGATGCTATGGAATCTACAAAACCAGTCAATGTATATTTTGGTATTGTAGAAACCGCAAAACCCCTGACCATAAATGTTGAACAAAAAATGATACTTGGTGAAAAGCAGTTGATTCTTACCCGGAATGTTACAGAATACACCACTATGGTCACAGTTCAGTGGGAAACTGAAAAGGAAGAACTTACCCACAAACATCAGTTAAAGAATATCAGCACTGATGATGGTGCGAAAATTGTTTCTGCATACACTGAAACACAGAATGCGAAGCATACGCACGATATTGAAGGAACTAAACAGATGACCATTCACAATGCACTGGAAAAAGGTGAACAGGTAATCTTGATCAGGCAGCAAGGTGGTCAAAAGTATATTGTCATTGACAGGATAGGGGGTGTTTGATTGTGATACCTTCAACCGTTGGTTTTTTAGACCAAGATTTTGAAATTGAAGAACAACCCACAAAGGTATATATGATTGACCTGAATGGTAACACAATTCGTGGATTCACGGACGGTCTTGAAGCAATGAAACAGACGGTGTTCAGAATACTGAACACTGAACGTTATGTGTTCATTATATACCCTTGGTGGTATGGAATTGAAACCGTTGACTTATACGGTATGCCTGTCACATACGTTTGCCCGGAACTTGAACGCAGAATTGAAGAAGCACTTTCCATGGATTCCCGCATCACCAGTGTGACAGACTTTGAACATGATCTTAGTGTGAAGGGTGTTGTTCATACTTCATTCACGGTTCACACGATATATGGAAATCTGAAAGCAGAAAGAGAGGTGAATATATAAATGTATGAACAGGAAACTTATGAAGTAATTCTTCAAAGAATGTTAGACCGGGTATCAGATAGCATTGATAAAAGACCAAGTTCACCGATATATGATACACACAGTGCAACCGCCATTGAATTTCAGATTTTATACATTGAGTTGGAATATCTGATAAAAAATTCATACGGTGACACTGCTGCAAGGGAATTTCTTATCTTACTTGCAAAAGACCGTGGGTTGTCACCTGAACCCGCAACCAATGCCATTCTGAAAGGTGAGTTCACACCTACAACTATTGATTTAACAGGGCAGCGGTTCAATATCGGTGAAATGAATTATACAGTGGGTGATAAAATCGCACCCGGTCAGTATCAGGTTCAGTGTGAAAACACTGGTATTGTTGGAAATCAGTACCTTGGTCAGATGATTCCTATGGACTATATTGACGGTTTGGAAACTGCCACACTGACAGAAGTATTGATTCCGGGTGAAGATGAAGAAGATACAGAAGTGTTCAGACAAAGGTACTTTGACAGTTTCAATGAACAGACTTTTGGCGGTAACCGTGCTGATTATCTTGCCAAGGTCAGAAGTATTGAAGGTGTCGGTGACTGTAAACTGACACGTGTATGGAATGGTGATATAAGACCCGCTGAAATGATACCAAATGAAACCGTAAAGAATTGGTATGATTCTGTAAAGGGTACGTTCCCGGATGAAGTAAACCAGTGGCTTGATACAGTGTACACCGCTGCATCAGAAAAGAAACTGACTGTTGGCGGTACAGTTCGTGTGAACATTGTTGATTCTGATGATTACGGTGAAGCAAATCAGGTACTTGTTCGCAGTGTTCAGCAAAAACTTGACCCTGATGAACATTCAGGTGAAGGTTATGGACTTGCACCAATCGGTCATGTAGTCAGTGTGGCAAGTGCCGGGACGGTATTTATTCAGGTGAAAACCACAGTGGTATTTGAAGAAGGTTACAACTGGTCAAATTGTAAGGCTGCCATTGAAGAAGCAGTTGGTGATTATCTGTTGGAATTAAGAAAGTCATGGTCAGGTTTGGAAACTGGCATCATTGTCAGAATTTCACAGATTGAAAACCGCATTCTTGGTGTTCAGGGTGTTGTGGATATTCAGAATACAAAAATCAATGGTGTTGCAAGTAACATGACACTTGGAAGAAATGATATTCCATTGTTAGGGGGTGTTTCTGCATGATCAGGGAAGTTGATTTCGTAGATTATTACTTGCCACCATTTATGCAGAAGTACAAAGAACCTGTTGAAGCACTAAAAGCGGAAGAACCTGAATTTACTATTGTTTGGAAGGCTGCTGACCGCATCCTGTACAATCATTTTATTTCAACCGCTGATGAATACGGTATCAGCAGATTTGAAAAAATGCTGAAAATATTTCCGTCAGCGGATGACACCCTTGAAAGTAGAAGGTCAAGGGTGCAGTCAAAGTGGTTCAATATGATTCCGTACACTTGGAAAGTTCTTCTTTCCAAGTTGACGGTGCTTTGTGGTGATAGTGATTTCAGTTTGACCAATAACTTCACAGAAGGTTATACACTATTTGTTGACACAGACCTTGAATTGTACGGACAGGTGGAAGAACTGGAAAACATCATCAGAACAATGATTCCTGAAAATATTGTTGTAATTTCAAAGAACAACATCCCTTGCATTGCAAAGGGTGTTGTTCTTTTTGGTAGTGGTATTTGCTTCACCAATATGTTTGAAATGACCAACGATTTCAAGGAAATATACAACATTCAGAGTGCAGCGGCATTTGGCGGTGGAATTGTTCAGACTGAACTTGTTCAGTCAACAGATGCTTTCAAAGAAAGTTATTCTGTGAACGGTTCATTGAAGTTTGGCGGTGGCTTGGTTGAAACCGCAAAGGTACAAATCACACAAGATTTTAATGAAACCATAAGGGCAGACGGTGATGCAAATATTGCATCAGGTACAGTTCAAGTGGATTTCATTGAAATAAAGTAAATCATAGAAAGGAAGGAAGATAATGGCAGAATATTCAAAGTTAGTCATTACAACCAAAGGTCAGGCTTTACAGGCAAAGATGATTGCGGGTCAGGGAAATGTTGAGTTCACAAAAGTGTGTGCTTCATCCACCCAGTACCAAATCACGCAGTTGGAAGCACTGACTTCACTTAGTAACGTCAAGCAGACAAGTCTTGTTTCCAAGGTTACCCGCACAAATGACGTTGCAATCAAAATTGAAACTGCATTTTCCAATGCTGACTTGTCAGCCGGGTATTATATGCGTACCCTTGGACTTTATGCGGTTGACCCGGATGCGGGTGAAATCCTGTATGCAGTATGTATTGAAACATCAGGAAACTGTTACATTCCACCGTACAACGGTGTGACAGTCACAGGTGCATACATCCAAATGTATCAGACTGTTGGAAATGCTGACAGTGTTTCTTTACAGGTCAATCCCGGTGCGTTTGCCACAATCGGTGATGTTCAGGCACTTGAAGCAGAAATTGCAGACCTGAAAGCATTTGTTGGTATGACAGATGATGACATTTATGGTGTGGAAGTGGATTTCAAAAATAAGAAGTTCACAAGACTTGCCGGGGCAAAGAACCGTTCAGCGGGTTCAGGATTTGATAACATCAGGGCATTTGGTGGAAGAAAACGTTGCATCATTGACAATAGCGGAAATGTTATTGCATATCAGGGTGATGTCGGATTCACAACAACTGGAAAACTTACACAGGCAGTCACTGTTGGTGAAGGTGAAGCAGCAGTCACTTACCCTGTTGGCACAATCGTTCAGGTAATGGTTGAGCAGCCAAAATTCTATTACAAGGTTGTTCCACTTGTCACAGAAGTTCGTGAAAAAGGTTCGATCATCCGCAAAGGTAGATGGTATGTTTCTGACACACCGAAGGCGGGCTTCAAACTGCATCCTGACTTTATCGTGAATGGTGCTGAAAATGATTATTCATATCATTCAGCATTTGAAGGTTCACTTTGGGATGCTTCCGCAAGTGCCTATGTTTTGGATGATTCACAGGTTGCTGATTTCGCAAATGATATGCTTTGCAGTATTGCGGGTGCAAAACCGATTTCAGGTGTAAATCAGAATCTTACACGTGGAAATACAAGAAAGTTGGCTGAAAAACGTGGTGCGGGTTGGGAACAGTTGACGGTTCAGGCTGCTTGTGCCACTGAAATTTTGATGCTGATTGAATATGCAACCTTCAACACACAGACTGCCATTGGTGCGGGTGCAGTGAATAAGGCTGATGACGGTGCATCCAATATGGCAGAAAACACTGGTGCAACGGTTTCCCTTGGTAACAAGTCAGGTGCGGTTGTCAATGACAATGGTATTCAGATTGTTTCATACCGTGGTGAAGAAAACCCTTGGGGTAATATTTGGAAGTGGGTTGATGGTCTGAACAGACATATCAACAACGGTGAAAATATCGTTTACATTGCTGATCATGGCTTCACTGATGACACTGGTGCAGCACCTTATGAAAATGCCGGAATTTCACCAAGTACCAAAGACGGTTATGTTTCTGCATTCTGCTATTCAGAAGAATTTGACTGGTTATTTATTGCCGGGGGAACATCAGGTGACAGTAATCTTCCTGTTGGTGACTATTTTTGGAACTATCAGGCAAATGCTTGGACGGTCGCTGTGCTCGGTGCGACTTGGATTGGTTCTTCTGTGGCGGGGGGCTTCTGTTGGTATCTTAGTGATGTTTCGGGTAGTCGTAGTCGGACTATTTCGGGTCGGTTGGTGTTCCACAAGAAAACCGCAGTCGCAGCCTAAAAACCGCTGCCTAACCGCAGCATAATCATATTTGAAAAAGGTAGTCAGATTTGAATATACAGATGACTTTACCAAACAATGAAAAACAATGCTGAACGAAGTGAAAAAAAAACCAATTTCAGTCACTAAACTCAGTGCGAATTGGAATAATTCTTCTAAAGCAGAGGGCTTCTATTGGAATCTTAATAATGTTTCAGGTAATCGTAATCGGAATATTTCAGGTCAGTTAGTAAATGCACTAAGGAACACCCATCTTCATTTAGGTGGGTGTTCTTCTTTTGAATGTAACAATGCAATAAACCCTGACTACCGTGCCACTTGGCAAAAAATCAAAATACTAAATAGACTGTATTAGTAGGTTGTACCCATTTGTACAAGTTGAAAGTTCGGTCTTAGTGCATACAGAAGGGATAATTGTGAAACGTTATGGAAATCTGTTTGAAAAGATTTGTTCAATGGAAAACCTTGAACTTGCTTTCAAAAACGCAAAGAAAGGAAAAGGGTGGTATGCAGAAGTAAAGCAGATTGAAGAAAGACCCTACTATTATTTAGCGGGTCTGCAATATATGCTGAAAAATCACTTATACCATACATCAGAATATTCTTCATTTTTCAAAAAGGACGGTAAAAAGGAAAGGGAAATATACAAACTGCCCTTCTACCCTGACAGAATTGCACAATGGGCAATCTTACAGGTAATTGAACCGCAGTTGTTGGCATTCTTCACGGATGACACTTATTCAGCAATTCCAAACAAAGGTATTCACGCAGCATTCAAGAAATTACGGAAAGCAGTTGATGAACACCCGGAAGAAATGACCTATTGTTGCAAACTGGATTGTCAGAAATTTTACCCTTCTGTTGACCATGACATCCTGAAAGCAAAATACAGGAAAAAGTATAAAGACCCTGAACTGTTAGAAGTGATTGATGAAATCATTGATTCAATCAGCACTTGCCCGGCAACAGATGAAAATATCACGTTTTATAGAAGTCAGGGAAAAGAAATCAGAATTGTGACCGCTGAAAACGGTGAACAGTTCATTGATGGTGTCGGTATTCCTATCGGCAATTATTTTTCACAGTATGACGGAAATTATTATCTGTCAGAATTTGACCACTGGATAAAAGAGGTCAAGCACGTAAAGCATTATTACAGGTATATGGATGACCTTTGTATTTTCGCATCCACAAAAGAAGAACTGCATCAGATACTTGCTGATGTTGACCAATATTTGAGAACGAACTTGAATCTAAGGATAAAGGGCAACTATCAGATATTCCCTTCATTTGTCCGTGGTGTAGATTTTGTTGGGTATAGGATTTTCAAAGATTATACCCTTTTGAGAAAGTCCACCTGTGATCAGATGAAGGTCAAGATGACTGCAATCAGGAAGAAAGTTGAAAGCGGTCAGGAAATGAACTATTCAGAGTGGTGTTCAATCAATTCATACAAGGGTTGGTTAAAACATTGTGATAGTTACCATTTAGTTCAGAAATACATTGAACCTATTCAGCCTTATGCTGATAGATATTATGAAACCAAAATCAAGG